ACTACTGTCACTGTAACTTCTGTTGCAACTCTGGGTGCTACCACCAACTCCTACATCGAGATCGACGATGAGATCATGCAGGTTACTGGCGTAAGCGGTAACGACCTGACTGTCTCCCGTGCTCAACTCGGTACTTCTGCTGCTTCTCACACTGACGGTGTTGCCGTTGATCTGAGAACTGTAACTGCTGCCAAGACGATCATCGACGAGGAAACCTCCACTGGTGTTACTCCTCCCCTGATCAAGAACGAAGACGAGTACGAAGCAACTACCGAGACTGCTGCTAACAACTGGAAGTGGGCTGCTAGAAACCCTGGTCAGTATGGTAACAGCATCAGAGTCGTAATGACTGACGCTGGTCCTGACCAAGTTCTTCACCTTGCAGAACCTGCCGCTGCTGCTGCTGAGTGGGAAATGACCCCTGGCGCTGGCGTATCTTTCTCCGCTGGAAACATCTACGGTAAAGTTTACTCCTACTCCTTGGTTGTAACTCTTTCTCCTGGCGCAAGTCTGGTTGGTGAGTTCAATGCCGACAACTTCTTTACCGCTAACGCTGGTAACGTAACTGGTCGCGTCATGGCATACGATCCTGCCAAGCGCACACTTGAACTGACTGTTGACAACACTTCTTCGGATCACCTCTCTGTTGGCGATACCATCACTGAACTCGCAAATAACAGCGGTTCTGCTGGTGCTGCTACTGGCGACAGCGCAGTTGTTTCTACCGTCAAGCGTAGACTGACTGTTGTTCTGGAAGAAGGTTCTAAGGACTTCTATGCTAACCTCACGATCAAGGATTCTAGCACTGTAACCTCTGGCGAAAACGCTGGTGACAACGTTACTGTTAGCGCCGTTGAGAGTGAGTACATCAGCAGAATCTACGGTCCTGGTCAGAAGTGGGCATCCGTTGCCGAGCGTCCTGGTACTTCCCAGTATGCTGCTGAGCGTGGTGGTTTCCGCGACCTGATGCACATCCTCGTCATTGATGGCGACGGTGGTATCACTGGCGTTCCTGGTTCAGTTCTTGAAAAGTTCACTAACCTTTCTAAGGCAAGAGACGCTAAGACTGCACAAGGTGCAAACCTCTACTATAAGGATGTCATCAAGGCGAACTCTGCGTATCTCTTCTGGGGTGCTCATGAGAACATCAAGATGTTCGATGTAAACACTGGTGCTACTGGTGACATCGGTTCTGCCGTACTGAACAGAAAGTTTGACCTGTTCAAGAACGACTACTCCATCAAGTCCATTGATGATCCTACTGGAACCAACCTGAGATCTATTCCTCTGGTTAACTCCAAGAACACTTCTACCTTGAAGTATCAACTTCGCGGTGGTGTTGATGGTTACACTGCTGAGCGTGACAAGCTCTTTGATTCTTACGATCTGTTCTCTGATCCTGAGACCGAAGAACTGGATTACATCATCATGGGACCTGCAATGTCCAACGATGATGACTCTGTTGCTAAGGCACAGAAGATGATCGACCTTGCAGAAACCAGACAGGACTGCATGGCATTCATCTCCGCACCGAGAGACGCCATCATTGGTGTACCTAGCAGCCACGAGATCGTGAACAAGACTGTCGAATACTTCGACAAACTGTCTTCTTCCTCTTACGCTGTATTTGATAACAACTACAAGTATGTTTATGACAAGTATAACGACAAGTATCGTTATCTTCCCATGAACGCTGACATTGCTGGTCTTATCCTCGACACCGCAATCGAAGCAGAACCTTGGTTCTCCCCTGCTGGATTCAGCAGAGGTCAGATCCGTAACGCTGTGAAACTTGCATACTCTCCGCTCAAAGATGAGCGCGACAGACTGTACGCTTCCAGAGTTAACCCTATCGTCGCCTTCCCTGGTGAAGGTATTGTTCTCTTCGGAGACAAGACTGGACTGGCAACACCTTCTGCCTTCGACCGTATCAACGTTCGTAGACTGTTCCTGGTGATTGAAAGAGCAATTAGTGATGCTGCTAAGTCCCAACTCTTTGAAATCAACGATGAGTTTACTCGTCAGTCCTTCAAGGATGTTGTTGACCCCTATCTGAGAGGAGTCCAGAGCCGCCGTGGTATCGAAGATTATCTGGTTGTGTGCGACAGCACCAACAACCCCGATGATGCCGTTGACCGTGGTGAGTTCTTTGCAGAGATCTTCGTGAAGCCGACCCGCTCCATCAACTTCATTACTCTCCGCTTTACCGCAACCCGTACTGGCGCATCATTCGCTGAGATCGTCGGTTGATTCATTGGGGTCCTTCGGGACCCCTACCCTTCTCCCCTTTCATTCATCAACATTCCCCAGGAGTAATATCCAATGTCAGACCCAGTAAGAAGAGGTGGCAATCGCCGCCGTAACGCATCCAGGCAGGAGGGAACGGAAACCTCTCTGTCAATCATGAATTTTAGGAATCAGATTCAGGATCTTGCAAGACCTAATCTATTCCAAGTTCAAATCGAATTCCCCGACATCGACGGTGGTGACTCAGGTCGTCCCGATGGCGGTAGAGATCGCGGTAGAGGCGGCAGAGGCCGTAGAGGTAGAAACAAGAACCAGGATACCAACCTGTCTACCTTCCTTGTGAAAGCAGCAAACCTTCCTGCTTCAACTATCGGTGTGATCGAAGTACCTTTCAGAGGTCGTCAGCTCAAAATTGCTGGTGATAGAACCTTTGAACCATGGACTGTCACCGTCATGAACGACGAGGCAATGCAACTTCGCACCAAGTTTGAAGGATGGGCGCGTGCTATCCAGGAACTTAGCATGAACTATCAGCGTGCTGATACGATTGCTAACTACCAAGCAACTGCTCGTGTGTTCCACTACGACAGACAGAACGGTGCCAACGGTGCTTATCAGTTTGAAGGTATCTGGCCTTCTAACATCTCTGCCATTGACCTGGCATGGGATAGCAACGACACCGCTGAGGAATATACCGTTGAGTTCCAAGTTCAATACTGGGAGCCTACTACGGATATTAACCAACCTCATGGTCGTCAGAGACGCAGAAGAAACCGTAACCGTAGAGGTAGAGGCGGTAGAGATAGCTGATCTCTAAAACACATACTAACAAACTTGCTAAATAGTATTTGAAGTAATTACTTTCATTTGATGTCTCAACTATTTGGTTATTCGTTAGAGCGTAAGAAGGGGCAGGGTTCTGCTCCTTCTTTTGTGCGTAAAGAGTCGGATGACGCCGCCCAACCCATCGTCGCTGGTGGATATTTTGGTCAATACGTTGAGATGGGAGATGCCGCTAATAAGGCATCAGAGGCAGATCTAATCGGTCGTTACCGTGAGATGTCTCTGCACCCCGAAGCAGATGCTGCTATTAATGATGTGGTCAACGAAGCAATCGCTGGGGATCTGAATGATCACCCTGTGGACATTGACCTTCAACACCTTAAAGTTTCTCAGACCCTTAGGAATAGAATCCGTGAGGAGTTTGAAAATGTTTTGGTGCTCCTAGACTTTGATAGAAAAGCATACGATATTTTCCGTAGATGGTATATCGACGGTCGTCTCTTTTATCATAAGATGATCGATACTAACAACCCTAGTGCTGGCATTAGTGAGTTGAGATATATCGATCCCCGTAAGATCAAAAAGGTTGTCGAGTTTGACAAACCTAAGGATCGTCTCCAACCCATTGATCCTCAGACTGCATCTATTGTGCCTAAGTCTGTTGAGTATTATATTTACTCACCCAAGGGTCTGAAAGGGTACGAGAACAATGGTATTAAGATTGCGCCAGACGCTATCACATACTGCCACTCTGGTCAGTTGGATATGCAGCGCAACTATGTACTATCACACCTCCACAAAGCAATTAAAGCACTCAATCAACTTAGAATGATTGAGGACTCTCTGGTTATCTACCGTTTGAGTAGAGCACCTGAGCGTAGAATTTTCTACATTGACGTTGGTAATCTGCCTAAGCAAAAAGCAGAGCAGTATCTGCGTGAGGTGATGTCTCGCTATCGTAACAAGTTGGTATACAACGCTGACACTGGCGAGATCCGTGACGACAAAAAGTTCATGTCTATGTTGGAAGACTTCTGGCTTCCTAGACGTGAAGGTGGTCGCGGTACAGAAATCTCCACCCTACCTGGTGGACAAAACCTTGGTGAACTGGAAGACGTTAAGTATTTCCAGAAGAAACTGTACAGATCTCTGAATGTTCCAGAGTCCAGATTGGAATCTGAAAGCAGTTTCAACATCGGTCGTAGTGCCGAGATCACCAGAGACGAAGTTAAGTTCCAAAAGTTTGTCACTAGACTCCGCAAAAAGTTTAGTGATCTGTTCAATGATCTTCTGAGAACTCAACTCGTTCTGAAAGGTGTCATCACTCTCGATGAGTGGGATGACATGAAAGAACATATCCAGTATTCCTTCATCGCGGATAACTATTTCGCAGAGATGAAAGAGAAGGAAGTCATGAACGAGAGACTTGCTCTCCTCGCTCAGATGGATCCTTACGCTGGTAAATACTTCTCTCTTGAATACCTTCGTCGTAACATCTTGCGTCAGTCTGATGCTGACTTCCAAGAGATCGATGAACAGATGCAAGCAGAAATTGATGCGGGTCTAATCGTTTCTCCTGCTGAAATGCAGCAGATGGAAAAAGCGCAAATGGAGTTGTCACTGATGCCTCCTGAGCAACCAGAAGAAGAGGAAGGAATGGATCCAAAAGATTATGAAAAAGGAAACATCTAAATAGTATTAGTATTACAACACATTATGCCTTCCCAATCCGCACTTGATATTGTCAATCAACTGTTTGCGGGTCAGAAAGATCTTTCTGATTACGTTGACACTCAAATGAAATCCCTTGCCATGGATAAGATTGGTGATATGAAAAAAGATGTAGGTGCAAGCATGTTTGCTCCACCTGCTGATGGTCCTGAGAATACTGAACAACCTGAGGACGCTGTACCCCCCGATCAACCCGAAGCATCAACCGAGGAACCCACTGATGAAACTGATAACGGAGAAGATTGAAGACGCCAAGATCGTAATTACCGAGGGTAAGAACGGCAAGCGTAACACTTTCATCGAAGGTGTGTTTCTTCAAGCAGAAATTTGCAACCGCAATGGTCGCATGTATCCCATGAGAACCATGGAGCGTGAAGTCCAGAAGTATAACGAAAATTTCGTTAAGTCTGGTCGTGCTCTGGGTGAACTGGGTCATCCTGATGGTCCTACCATCAACCTCGACCGTGCATCTCACCTGATCACTTCTCTCAAAAGAGAGGGTAATAACTTCGTCGGTAAAGCAAGACTTCTTGAAACACCGATGGGTAAGATCGCTAAGCAACTGCTTGACGAGGGTGTCAAGTTGGGAGTTTCCTCACGCGGACTGGGTTCTATCAAGGAAGAAAATGGTGTCAAGATCGTTGGCGAAGACTTTATGCTCGCTACCGCTGCTGATATCGTAGCAGATCCTTCTGCTCCTGACGCTTTCGTCAATGGAATCATGGAAGGTAAGGAATGGGTATGGGCAAATGGATCAGTCCATGAGTCTGATATCGACAAAATCAAGAAAAGAATTGACAACGCTGCGGTAGCGCAGTTGGAAGAAAGAAAGATCTCCGCATTTTCGGACTTCTTGAAAAATCTGTAACTATAAATAATTAGAGCAATCACACCATTCGTAGCATTTGGAGCCAACAATGTCTGACAAAATTGAAGAAACAACACTCGATGAATCCAGCGTAACTGCTGGTGCAAAACCTGCCGACCCACAGGGTAAACTGTCAGACGACGGTAGTGCTCTCGGTGGTGTGCAGGATCTGGGTGGACCTACCCCCCAGAACTCTAAGCCCGATGACGAAAGCAATAAGTATCGCATCGTAGCAAAGAGTGCTTCTGCCCCTACTACCAAACCATCCGACGCTTCTGGTAACAAGCAGGATTCTATTTCTAAGTCTCCTACGTTTGACCATACTGAGCACGATGGTGAGGAAGTGATTGCTGAGGAAGAGGAAGTCGAAACTATCCAGATCGATCTTTCCGCTGACGTTGCTGCTCTAACCGAAGGTGAAGACCTGAGCGAAGAGTTCAAGCAGAAAGCAGCCACCATCTTTGAAGCGGCAGTTGTTTCCCGCCTCAA